AGTATCAAATGGATCGGCCTGCTACTGGACAACTGGTGGCAGGCCATTCTCACATCTGAGGTGACAAATGGCTGCTGGTGATACCGACATTCGTATTTGCTCTGATGCCCTGCTGATGCTAGGCGCTAAGGCAATCTCGTCTTTTAACGAGGGAACATCTGCATCTAATACTTGTGACCGCTTGTACCCTGGCATTAAATACTCAACCCTACAGTCATACCCATGGTCTTTCAGTTTTAAGAAAGTCCAGTTGGCTCAGACAGTTAATACACCTGTAAACCAATACAAATACGAATATCAATTGCCATCTGACAGACTTGGTGCTATCAGACGAGCATATAACAGCACAGCCATTGGCTCTGGAACATTCACTGATTGGGTGATTCAAGGCGATAAGCTTTTGACAAATGAGACAACTATAGTCATTGACTACCAGTATGCTCCAACAGAATCTGAGATGCCAGCATACTTTGTGCAATTGCTCAAGTACATGATGACATGGCATTTGGCTGATCCAATTACAGATCAAGTAAGCAAGACTCAATACTGGCAACAGGTTGCTGTTGGTGCGCCAAGCGAAAACAACCGTGGTGGATATTTCCGTACAGCCATGGTTGTTGATGGTCAAGGAAATACAACACAAGCATTTGAAGATTTTAGCCTCATTGAAGTGAGGAACTGATGACTCGTCTTGTTGGCATTCAAACCAACTTTTCAAGCGGGGAATTAGATCCTTTGCTGAGAGCTAGGGTTGAGCTTGAACAGTACAAGAATGGCGCTGAGACACTGACCAATGTATTGGTTCAGCCACAAGGCGGTGTACGCAGGCGTGGTGGGCTTAAATATCTGATGGAGATACCAAGCGCAGCCAGCCCAGCAGATGGCACTCGTAGCGTTGCATTTGAATTCTCTGTTGACGACAGCTATATGTTGATCTTTGTCAATCAGCGTATGTATATATTTAAAGACAAAACATTGATCACAAATATCAATGGGACAGGTAATCCATATCTTGTAGTGACTGCTGTTACAAGTTCTATTTTGTCAACCATGTGTTGGACTCAGTCTGCTGATACGTTGATCATCACCCACAAAGATATCAATCCAATCAAGATTGTGCGTGGTGGTACTGATGCCACATGGACTGTAAGTAATATCACATTTATTGGTATTCCAAAATATGCTTTTACTATTGCGTACAGCAACCCAGCAGGAACATTGACTCCAAGTGCAACATCTGGAGCCATAACATTAACGGCATCTTCTGCTGTATTTGCTGCTGGTAGTGTTGGTCAATATGTAAATGCCGCACCACAAGGAAGAGCTAGGATCGTTGCATTTACAAGTACAACTGTTGTAAGTGCTGTTAGTGAAATTCCATTCTTCAGTACTTCTGCCATTGCTACTGGCTCATGGGAATATGAATCTGGCTATGAAGATGTTTGGTCGTCTACTAAAGGATGGCCTCGTACTTCTACATTCCATGAAGGTCGTCTGTATTTTGGTGGAAGTAAATCTCGTCCATCAACTGTATGGGGTAGCAAGGTTGCTCAATTTTTTGATTTTAATCCTGATCAACTCTATGACGATGACGCAATTGAAGCAACGCTAGATACCAATAGCTTAAATACAATTACTGACATTATCAGTGGTCGTGACTTGCAAGTCTTTACGACTGGCGGTGAGTTCTATGTTCCACAGTCTGGTCTAGAACCAATTACGCCAACTAACTTTTTTGTAAAGACAGTTAGCCGTAATGGATCTCGTGAAGGTATGCGTGTACAGACATTGCAGTCTGGGACTATTTATGTCCAGCGACAAGGTAAAGCACTCAATGAGTTTTTGTACAACGATACAACTTTGTCTTATGTCAGCACATCAATCAGTTTGTTATCTAGCCACTTGATCAACACACCAGTTGAGTTGGCATTGAGAAAAGCTACCAGCACTGAAGAGACAGATGCATTACTGATGCTAAATGGCGATGGAACAATTGCCAACTACTCTATCTTGCGCCAGCAAAATGTAGTGGCTCCAAGCAAACTGACAACTGATGGATTGTTTAAGGATGTAGGCGTTGACATTGAAGACATTTATGTCGTTGTCAAACGTACATTCAACAGTGTAGACAAGTACTATGTAGAAGTATTTGATACAACTACATTCACAGATTGTTCCTTTACTGGCGGTGTTGCCACAACAATATCCAGCCTGCCACATATTGGTAAGACACTTAATGTAATTGCTGATGGAAGTGTGCTGTCTGATGAAGTTGTAAGTGGCGGTGGATCTATCACAATGGATCGTGCCAGTACAACCAGCTATGAAGTTGGCTTGCCATTTACAGTGACGATTAAGACTTTACCAATTGAGCCAAGGATGTCCGTTGGTGTTCGTATTGGCTTTGTCAAGCGCATCATTGAAATTAACGCTTTGCTCTATGAGACACAGCATTTGCTTGTAAATGACAATCTTGTACCAATCAGATCATTTGATACTGTTGGAATATTAGATGAAGCAATTCCAGAATTTACTGGAACAAAAACTGTTGGTGGTATCTCTGGTTACTCTGATGATGCTCAAATTACAATTAGTCAAAACTTGCCATTAAAGCTAACTTTACTTGGCCTTGACTACAAACTATCTGTATATGGAGGCACATAAATGGCACAAGTAGTAATGGTTGTAGCCGCTGTAGCAAGTGCGCTTTCATCAATAAGACAAGGTGAACAGCAAAAGCAAGCCTATGAGTTTCAAGGGCAACAAGCTGAATTGCAAGGTCGTCAGAATGCGTTGAATTACAACAGACAAGCTTTGACCTCTTTTGAAAGACAGCAAAGACTAGCTGGGACTATTCGTGCAAGAGCCGCTGCTGGTGGCATTGATCCATTGACTGGAAGCCCACTGTCCCTTGATCAGTGGAATGCTCAACGTGCTGGAAACGAAATGAAAATTGCTCGTGAAAATGCAGATCTATCTATAGCTGGAGGACTTGCACAATCGCAACAATTGTATGGAGCAGGCGATGCCGCAGAACAAGCTGGATATATGAATGCAATTGCTAAAGTTGGAATGGCATCCTATCAATATTCGCAAAGTGCTACACCAACTGCTGGAAGTTCAAGTTCAACATATCAAGCTCCAAATGCTGGAAATCTAGATTACATGGGTGGTGGATTTGGAATGAGAACCAATTTGTATGGTGGTGAACCTAGCTTAAGGATGAGGTAACACAATGGCTGAATTACCTCGTTACGAAAATTTAGGCGTTCAGTATGCTGATCTGCCAAAAATATCTACAGCTTTGCAACAAGTCAAAGCTCAGGGATATGCTGGTCTTGAGCAGTCATTGGATAGGATGACAAACTTCTTTCAAGAGAAGGCTGTTACTGAAGCTCAAAAAGCCGCATTGAAATATTCAATTGAGTTTCCTCCAACTAAAGAGCAATTAGATGTTGCAAAGCAAACTGGTGTAATGCCAGTGATTAAGGGTGCTGGCAGTGTGTTTATGGAAACATACAACAAAGCATCTGCCCATATCTTGGGTAACCAATTACAGACCGACTTTCAAAACAGATCTGCTACAAGACTAGCATCAATGGAAGCTGGAAACCCTATTGATGTACAGGCTCTTCAGCGAGATATCCGTGATGATATTGATGGAACTGTATCCGTTCTTACTGCACTTGATCCTGAGACATCAATCAAATTCCGTGCATCCATGGCTACTGTTGGTCATGGCGTGTACAAGCAAGCATTGGTTATTGATGAAAAGAATCGTCAACTGTCTTATGCCGCTGACCAAGAGGCTGGCATCATTAATATTAAGCCAGTCATTGAAAATGTGATCAAGTCATATGTTGCTGTTGGAATGGATCCAGCAGAACTTGAAGGTGTCTTGCAGAATGTAATTCAACCTTTTACAAACAAGACGAGCATTGCATTGGCAGGAAGCAACAAGTATGCAGTTGACGCATATAAGCTTGTCAATGAAGCCAAGATTGGTGCTGTGCTGACAAAGTTGGCAGATCCTACATTTGCACCTACTAGTGGCATTGCCGCTCAGAAATTAATGAAAGGTGATGTTGGCGAATTCACTGGCTTATATAACAGATTAGATCAAGATACCAAGAATAGGATTAGAACTGAGCATATGAAAGCTGTCAGCGATGTTAAATCATTGACTGATGTTGAAGATGCTAAACGCAAAGCTGACAATAAAGTTAAAGGCAATGAACTGACAATTGAGTTCTTGCGTCCAAATACAAAAGCTAGTCGCAAACAAGAAATCTTGACAGAGATGATCCGTCTTAATGAAATTAATTTGACCACAGCAATGGAGTTGATGAAGCCTAAAGAAGCTGAAGCAAACCCTACGCTTGAAGCAAGTTTATATGAACAAATTAAACGTGGATCTATTACAAATTTAAATCAACTTACTCCATTTGCAAATAGACTTAGTAAATCTCAATACACTTCACTTGCTAGATCAATGGTTGATGAAACCCATCGCAGTGCAAAAAATTATTTAAATAATGAAGCTGGATTAGTTGGCATATCAATAAATCCATCTGCTGATAAGATTAAAAAATCTCAAGACTTAGATCAAAGATTTCAACTTGAGTTACAAACAAAAATACCAGATCCTGCTACTGGCGTTTTAAGATTTCAAAATCCTACTGAAGCTGCACAAGCGGCGGCAAAAAATTACAATGGTGATTCAGTAGTAAAAGGCAAAGAAACAAAACGAACAAAAGCTGAAGATTTAATAAATAAATATTTTGAAACACGGCCTAACCTTAAAAAGCCAAATGTCTCAATTGATGAAATGGATTTTTCAAAAGTGCCTGGCTTATCTTCGGGTGAGATTGATAAATTAAATAAAATCAAAAAAGACTATAAGGACAATCTATGAGTCTAGAGCGAGAACTCCGCAAAGACTGGGATAGCGTGTTCTACCCAGCGCCTGATCCTATTGTTGAGCCTGCGCCTGTTCAAGCGCCAGGCACTAGTCAGCCTGGCGATGTCTTGGTGGCTGAGGTTGGATCTCGTGGTTTGCCTGAGACTGCCTATTCTGGTGAAGCTCAGGCTGAGATGAAATCGTTTGATCCAACGATGCGTGAGCAAGCTGCTAGTAAACTTCAATCTGTTCTTGAAAGCCTTGGCGTAGATCGTTATAAGGCTCGTCAAAATGCTGAATCTTTCCTTGGTGGTGCAAGTAGTAACCTGCCAGCACAAATGGGGCTTGTAGATGCTTTGGCAATGTTGCCTGGCATTGGTACAGCTATTGGTACAGCCATGCTTCCTATGTACGTTGAAGAAGGCGCTTTGGCAATTGAAGAAAGTATTAGATCTGCCAAGGAAGGTGATCTTGTATCTGCTGGAATTGAAGGTACTGTTGGTGCATTAAATGTATTGCCTGGCGTACAAGCGGCAAAGACTATAGGCAAGGGTGTTGTCAAAAAAGTCAAGTCATTGGTTAAGGAAGAAAAATAATGACAGTCAAGCAACTTGATCTCAAACTAGATCAGATGAATGAAGGACTTGTTGATCAGAGTCAACGAGAAGAACTTGCTGCCGCTCCAATGACAGAACAGGCTGTTGATGCTATGGGTTCAGTGCAACCAGAAGCACAGGAAGAAAGCATTCAGGTTGCTGGTGGTCGTGGGGAGGTCATGCGTGAAGTCTTAAGGAAGCTTAAGCCTGTTGACATTCGTAGACCACCTGTTGCACCATTAACACCAGAAGCCGCTACTGCCGCTGCGGTGGAAGACACAACAAAAGCCGCAATCAATGCTGGAGTTACTAGCAGTAAAACAGAAGCCGCTATTGCTGCCAAAGTGCAAGTCAATGCCAATCCAGCAATCACGCCAGATGCATTTGCAAGCCAACGTGCTGACATACAAAATCTTCGTTCAACCGCAGATCTAGCGGCAGAAGTACCGCCAACTACTGTATTCAATCTGCCAAAGATGGAGACAACGGAAGACATCAAGTCAACCATTGAAACCATGAACAAGATGTCTGGCCTCAAGACCAAGACGATTACATTTAATGATGTACGTCTTGCCGCTGAAGGTGCTGGCATTGGCCCTAAGTTTATTGATGACATCACCAGTGGCAAGTTACAAGTAACTCCTGAGAATACCTACAGGGCATTGAATGCCATGGTTGCCAGTGCCAAGCATTTAGATGGATTGGCTACAAAGGTTGCTGATGGATCTGCTACTCCAACTGAGTTGGCAGAGATGGCTCAAACTATTCACTTCCACAATCTGCTTAATCAAAGCGTCAAAGGCTACCAGACCAATGTCTCCCAATCTTTGGCAGTGATGCGTATGCCAAGAGATGGTGCTGTGGATATCTCAAACATCATTGAGAACTTTGGCAATGAGACTGACATTGTCAAGTTTGCTCAAGCCTATTTGGATATCAAGACTCCAGAAGGTAAAGCCAACATGATCAAGAGCATGGCTCAAGGCACTCCTTGGGAAAAAATGTTTACAGTCTATGTCAACGGCATTCTGTCTCGACCAGGCACACACTTAAAAAATGCTTTGAGCAATACTGTGTTCTTGCCATGGCGCATGACTGAACGTGCTATTGCTTCAACTGTTGGCACAGTTCGTCAAGGCATTGGTCTTGGCGGGGACGATGCATACTCATTGTTGGAAGTACCAACCATGTTGGCATCTTCTACTACAGCCGTGCGTAATGGTTGGGAATTGATGTCTCATGCATTTGTCAATGGCGTACCAAAAGGATGGAATGATCCAACCAAGATAGCCAGACAACAATCTCGTTTAGAGTTATTTAATTACAAGGCTGATGGATCAATGCTTTCCGCTGGTGTTAAAGCAATTAATTATGTAACCACATTGCCTGGTCGTGCATTGATGACATCTGATGAATTTTTTAAAGGTGTTAACTACACATACGAATTGTCGGCTGAAACCACACGCCTTGGTATTAAAACATTTGATGATGCATTAAAGAGTGGATCAACTGTTACAGATGCACTCAAAGCAAAATCTGACGCTATCGATAAATTCTTGTTGGAGCCACCAGAGTACATTGCTGGTCTGGCAGAAACTGGGACATTTACTCAAAGGCTTGAAGGTACTGCTGGAAAAATTCAATCTGCTTTAACGCCAAATACAGCTACTGGATTTGCTTTGCGTACTCAACTACCATTTATTGCAACACCAGTTAATGTGATGGGTGAGGCTGTAGCTCGTACACCATTGGCTCCATTTACCAATTCATTTTGGACTGCAATGAAACAAGGTGGAAAAGACGCTGATATGGCAATGACCAAGGTTGGTCTTGGAGGTGCTGCCATATATGGATTTAGCCAGATGGCTACCAATGGCACGATTACAGGATCAGGCCCTGGCGACAAAGGAACACGCCAAGCCATGGAGCGCCAAGGTTGGCAACCATACAGCTTTGTATTTGACATCAGTGGCATAACAGAAGATATGCGTCAAGACTTTTCGCAGTTCCCTGACATGGTGCGATTTGGTTCTGGCGATTACGCAGGCAAGGTCTACCTGAGCTATCAAGGTATGGAGCCTATTGGTGCTTTGATGGGTATGTCTGCTGACTATGTGGACTACGCTAGGTATGAGGAAGACGACAGCCGTGTTAATGCATTGGCTGGAGGTATTGTGTTTGGTGTTGCCAACTATATGTTGGAGCATCCAATGTTAACTGGCGTGAGCAATATTACATCTTTGCTTGGCGGCAGTGTGCCAAACAGTAGGCAACACATGGTTGAAATGCTGAATGGTATTGCTCGTATTGGAACAACTGTTGCCATCAAATCAATTGAGCCACTATCTGGTTTAGTTACCAGCACCAAGGAAAAAATTGATCCATTACGCAGAGACTACCAAGCAGATCCTAATTTACCTGCTGGCCTTAAAGGCTTAATGGAGGCTGTGAATAAGTGGAAGTCTGAGACACCAGGCTTATCTGAGGACTTGCCGCCCATGCTTAACATTTATGGTGAGACAGTTCCGCATGAATACACATGGTCACCATTGCGTATGAAGGAAGGAAAGATGTCTGAGACTGATCAGGCGTTGATTCAGTTAAATGCAAACATTGCTATGCCTAGTAGACAAATTACTATGCAAGATCCGAACACTGGACTTTCTGGAAATACCAAATTGACATCTTTAGAATATAACGAGGTTATTCGTATTGCAAATACAAAACTCAACTTGGAAGATGAAGTCAAAGCCGTTGTGCAAATGATCAAAGATGACGACAATAAACAACCTTTAATCGTATATCAAAATATGATTAGCAAGACATTTAGTGATGTGTTTGAAGTTTCCAAAAAACTTTTAATTGATGAAAGCATTTATGGTGATGACATTAAAAAACGCATTTCGGATAAAGCTGAAAAACTCAAAGAATTTGGCAAAGGAGCTAAATAATGGCATTCCCTATTTCTGATGTAACAAGGCGTGTTGTATACACTGGCTCTGCTGGAGTTGGGCCATATAGCTTCAGCTTTGAAATCTTAGCCAACACTGACATTGCCGTATACAAAGACAGCACACTGTTGACATTAACAACTGATTACACCGTTACGATTAACGCAAACGGCACAGGCTCTGTAACTCTTGTCGTTGCTGCAACAGGAGCTAATAACATCACACTGGTTGGTGACCGAGCAATTGCAAGGAGTACAGACTTTGTTACTGGTGGTGACTTGTTTGCCAACTCGTTGAACGATGAGTTTGACAGCTTGGTGATCTTTAGCCAACAGACTGATGAAAAGGCAGAGCGTGGACTGAAAGCTCCTGTCACTGATCCAACAGACATCAACATGATTTTGCCAAGCAAGACTAGTCGGGCAAGCAAGTATCTGGCTTTTGATGTTAATGGAAATCCTATAGCTACTGCTGGTACTTCTGAGTCGCCAACATTAGGTACTCTGTCATCACAGAACGCAAATAATGTTTCAATTTCTGGAGGCACTATTGCTGGGATTACAGACATTGCTATTGCTGATGGAGGTACTGGATCATCAACCGCTTCTGGAGCTAGAACAAATCTTGGTCTTACAATTAATAGTGATGTCCAAGCGTATGACGCAGACACCGCAAAGACTGATGTAGCTCAGAGTTTTACGGCAGCACAGCGTGGTACTGTAGTGGCTTTGACTGATGGCACAACCATTACCGCTGACTTTGCCCTTGCTAATAACTTCAGTGTCACTCTTGCTGGTAACCGCACATTAGCTAACCCAACAAACTTAACTGTTGGTCAGTCTGGTGTTATTAAGGTTACACAAGATGGTACAGGTAGCCGAACATTGGCATACGGTTCAAACTGGGATTTTGCCGCTGGAACTGTACCGACGCTGACAACCACCGCCAATGCTGTAGACATCTTGGCCTACTACGTTGATGGCGCAAGCAACATTACAACTCGCTTCATTGGAGATCGCAAGTGATCAGTAGCCCTCTCCTATTGGGTGATGAAGGTAGCAATCAAATCAGCCGTAGTGTGCGTCTGCGTGCAAGTGCAAGTGCTTATTTAAATCGGACTTTTAGCACACCTACAAGCGCAACAATTTGGACTTGGAGTGCTTGGGTTAAGCGTGGCACTTTAACTAGAACATATCGTTTATTTGGTGCAAGCACAACTACTTTTTTAACATTTAACAGTTCAGACCAATTAAATTTAACTCTTAATGGGGTTTCTGCCGCTACATCAACGGCAGTATTTCGTGATCCTTCTGCTTGGTATCACATTGTTTATCAACAAAATGGTTCTGCTCAAACAATTTATGTAAATAGCGTATCAATTGCAACTGGAACAACTGCGGCATCTATTTTTAATACTGCAATTTCTCATCAAATAGGTGCGGCAAATACAACAAACTACTTTGACGGATACCTCACCGAAATTAACTTCATTGACGGCCAAGCCCTAACCCCATTTTCATTTGGTGAAACAGACTCCATCACAGGCGTATGGAAACCTAAATCCTACTCAGGCACATATGGCACAAACGGCTTTGAACTAAACTTCAGCGACAACTCTGCCTCTACTGCCGCAACCATTGGCAAGGACTACTCAGGCAACGGTAACAACTGGACACCCAACAACATTAGCGTGACTGCTGGTACAACATACGACTCTATGTTAGATGTGCCTACACCTTATGCGGATGGTGGTAATGGGCGGGGGAATTACCCAACTTGGAATCCGCTGACTGCTGGCGGCTTGATTACATTTTCTGAAGCTAATCTAAAGGCTTTGTCTACCAGCGCCTCCGCTCCATTCAGCATTGAATCCACAATAAAAACTGCCACAACAGGCAAGTGGTATGCAGAAGTAACAATGGCAGTTGGCGCATCAAGCCCAGCAGTAGGCATTGGAAACAACCCAGCCACATCTGCTTCAAATACAGACCAGTTTACGGCTTATCGGGTTAATGCAACGTACATCACAAGCGGTATGGGGGCATCCTCATCGGGTACACCAGCTACGTTTACAACCAACGATGTGATTGGTATTGCGTATGACGCAGGCGCAGGTACATTGGTGTTCTACAAAAATGGCACATTGCAATCAGGCGGTTTTACTGCAATAACTGCTGGCAATTATTCATTCATTGTTCGCAAAGACTCTGCAAGTGGTGATGGTGGGTTTCTTAATTGCGGTCAACGCCCATTCAGCTACACACCACCTACAGGCTTTGTTGCACTAAACACGCAGAACCTACCAACGCCTACGATTAGCAATGGTGCTAGTTACATGGCGGCTACAACTTACACAGGCACAGGTGCGGCATTAACTGTTGCAAATACTGTTGGTAGCGCATCATTTCAACCTGATTTGGTGTGGGTAAAAGGTAGAAGCGGCGCAACTGACCATGCTTGGTATGACGCAGTGCGTGGTGTGCAAAAACAAATAGAAAGTAACAGCGACGGCGCAGAGACAACCGAAACCACAGGTTTGACAGCGTTTGGTAGTACAGGGTTTACTATTGGTGCATTGGCTCAAATGAATACAAATGCCGCCACTTATGTAGGTTGGCAATGGAACGCTGGCGGCTCAACAGTAACCAATACCAGCGGGTCAATCTCAGCACAGGTAAAAGCAAATACTACTGCTGGCTTTAGCGTGGTGACATTTACAGGCAACGGAACATTAGGTGCAACAATAGGTCATGGTTTGGGTGTTGCTCCATCATTCATAACTATAAAAAATAGAAGTGCGGTAGGAAATTGGAATTCTTATCATGCATCTTTAGGTGCAACGCAAGGCATTCTTTTAAATTCCACAAATGCCACTTCAACTGATGTTGGATTTTGGAATAATACAGCCCCAACTAGTACATTAATAACTTTAGGATCTTACAGTGTAGTTTTTTCAAATACATTTGTCGCCTACTGCTTTGCCGCAGTAGCTGGCTATTCAGCATTTGGTAGCTACACAGGCAATGGAAGCACAGATGGGCCTTTTGTATTTCTTGGATTTAGACCACGGTGGGTGATGTCAAAGCGTACTGACAGTACTGGAAGTTGGCTAGTAGTTGATTCTTCTCGAAATACATACAATGTTGTAAACGGCTATTTAGTTCCAAACACAACTGCCGCAGAAGCTTCTGCCACATGGGGAGATTTTCTATCTAATGGATTTAAATTGCGTGGAACTACTCACAATGGAAGTGGTGAGTCATACATTTACGCTTGTTTTGCTGAAAACCCATTCAAACTTTCTCTAGCGAGGTAACTTATGTTTTTACTCAACGGCAATCCACTTTCACTTGACACACCATTCATTATTAATGGAACGTCATACCCTGCCAACTGGCTACGCTTGACCTCTATTGCAGAGAAGAATGCTGTTGGTATCACAGAGGTGGCAGACACTCAAGTCACATACGATGATCGCTTCTATTGGGGTGTAGACAATCCAAAACAATTGGAAGACATTACAGTCACGCCCGAACAAGGTGAGCCATATACACAGCATGGACTTAAGCACCAGTGGACTGCCACAGTTAAAGACACCGCAAACAAGTTGCTGGCTCAGTCTGATTGGATGGTGATTCGCAAGGTAGAACGTAGCGTAGATATTCCTGCGGCTACTGTGACATACAGGGCGGCGGTGATTACCGAATGCACAAGGTTAGTAACTGCCATTGCTGGCGCTGCTGATGTACCTGCTTTAATTGTTGTTGTAACTGCACAAGGATGGCCTGCAAATGAGTGATCTAGAAAAGAACTTTGCTGTGCATGAAGCAATCTGCGCCCAAAGGTATGAGTCTATTGAAAAGTCTTTTACCGCTGGAGACAAGCGCATGACTCGCATTGAATACCTTTTGTATGCGGTAATGGTGGTTGTGTTGTTTGGGCCAGGTGTGGCGGCAGAGCTTTTCAAAAAATTGCTGGGGCTATAAATTGATCCGATCAGCATCTGCTTACTTGCGGCTGGCTTGGTTAAACAGATCCAAGCTGGGTGCGAGCTTTACAAGCAGGCTAAAGAATCTTTTGTTGAGATCAAAAGAACTGCTGATGAGGTTGTTGCCATTGGCAAAGAGGTGCGTGGCTTCTGGCGCCAGCTCCTTGCGTTCTTTGGTAGCAAGCCAAAGCCTCAAGTTGCAAAGCCTGCTGGCAAATCTAAAAAGTCAGACTATGTCGCTGTTGACGAGACTCAAGTCAAGGTTGACATTGTTTCTAACCTCACGCAATTCTTCAGACTCCAAGAACAACTAGCAACACACATCAGGGAAGAGGAAGAGAAGAGCAGATCAGTCTACGACCCTGACCAGAACCTGATGGAGTCAGCACTCAAGAGAGTGATGGCTCAGCAAGAGATGGACAACTTGGTGGTACAGATCAGAGAGTGTATGGTGTACCAATCACCTCCAGAAATGGGGGCGCTTTATAGCGAAGTGTTCAGCATGAAGGACAAGATTGAAGAGGAGCAAACGCAAGCAAGGCTAAAGGAAGAGGCAAAGAAGAGGCAGGAACTATGGCTACGCAAAGAGGAGGAAAGAAACTTCCAGCTAAAGCTAGCGTTCCTAGTGGCGACTACTATATTCCTCCTGTACCTGTGGCTGTGGCTCCTGTTCGTCAGTCAGTTAAGGAAGACATAGTGGGATGGGTAGCTGCTTGTATATTGATTGCACTCCTACTGCCAATGGGGGCATTGCTATACGTGGATATCTTGGAAGCAAAGAATGAAGTCAAGCAACAGGTTGAAAAAGTTGAAAAGTTAAGAAGACAAATTGAGCAAAAGCAAAGGGAGAAAGACAAATGAATGTGTATGAAATTTGGTTTCTGTCTGTACTGCTAGTAGTTCTTGCTGGCTGTGAAGACCGCTTTAGATACCCATGCCAAGATCCAAAGAATTGGGAGAATGCTGAATGCAAAGCGCCAGTGTGTACTGCTACTGGTACTTGCCCTGAACAACTGATCACCATTGAAAAGGAGAAGAAATGACAACCATTGGATACAAACCTGTAAAGCCTCGCCTGAGTCCTGACGAGATTGAAGTCCGTGTGTGGGCATGGGTCATCTTTGTGATCTCCATCATCCTGCTTGGATCGTGTTTCAGCTTCATCTATTCTGTGACATGGGTGACTCAGCCTATGAGTGGCATGGCTCCCATCGATAAGGTGTACACCAAGATGATCAATGACATCATGTTGCTGTGTACTGGTGTACTTGGTGGTGTGGCTGGACGTAAAGTAATTGCTGCCGCATCTGCTGTTGCTACTGCCAGAGCGGAGGCTGTTGACAATGATCCTGAACCCAAGTTGGAAGCCAAGGAATGAGTCTGTTCAATCCATGGGTACTGCTGGGTATCGTCCTGGCTGTTCTTGGCGCAGGTACAAGCGGATATTTCAAGGGAAGTGCAGATGAGTTTGATCGCCAGCAACTTGAGATAGCCGCACTAAATGCCAAGGCAAGAGAGACAGAACAAAAGTTACAAGCAGACGCACAAGAGACTGCTACCAAACTAAGGAAACAAAACGATGAAGCATCCAAACGCATTGCGAATCTTAAGTCTGATCTTGATTCTGGCAAACGCAAGCTGTTCATCCCTGTCAAAGCCGCCGAGTGCGCCGTACACCCCACCTCAGATGCCCCCGCTACCGCCAGAGATAGCGTTCAAGCAGGAGCCGAACTTGACGGAAAGACTGCTCAAGCTCTTGTCGCCATCACAGATGACGGAGACAAAGCCATCAGACAATTGAATGCGTGTATCGATGCGTATAACACTGTTTATCAAACCATGAAAGGAATCAAATGAACGCTGAACAATTAGCCCAAGCTTTAAAAATCACGCCTGCAAAGGCAGAGGAGTGGATCGATGCAATCAATGAAACCTGTGATCGCTTTGACATTAGCACAACTGAAAGACAAGCTGCGTTCTTGGGTCAGTGCGCTCATGAGTCTGCTAACTTCACTGCGCTCAAAGAAAACCTCAACTACTCAGCAGAAGGATTGACCAAGGTTTGGCCTAAGCGGTTTACATCTTTGGATGCCGCACAACCATACCACCGCAACCCTGAGAAGATAGCCAACAAGGTTTATGCTGATCGCATGGGCAACGGTGACGAGGCATCTGGTGAAGGGTTCATGTACCGTGGTCGTGGCTTGATCCAATTAACTGGCAAGACAAACTACCAGTTGGCTGGTGACTCTTTGGATGTTGACTTTATTGCAGAGCCTGACTTGGTAAGCACACCTAAATATGCTGCGCTCACAGCAGGTTGGTTTTGGGATAAGAATAATCTGAATGAGTTGGCTGATGCCCAGAACTGGACAGGCTTGACCAAGAAAATAAATGGTGGGACACACGGTCTTGATGACCGTATTGCCCGCACCGATAACGCTATGTCTGCTTTGGCTTAATCATTACCAAGCAACCAAGTGTGAAAGTCTACAGGGGGTTTGCCAGCGGTTTGACACTGTTGACAATACACCCTGTATTCTTCATCTAATTTATTCCAATCCTCCATCGTCATCTTCTTTCTCCTCAAGTTGTGCGCCTAGTCTCTTCAAGCGCAATTGATAATCACCAACCAATTTAGCTTTATGCTCAGGGTTGAGCTTGTTTACCTGATCCTCGTTTACCTCTCGTATCTCCCTGAGCTTAGTCATTTTGTTGCGTGTTGCCAAGGATGAATCCTCTACCTTGTCTCGCAATTTGATATAACTATTGGTGTAGGTTTCTGATGTCTCATAGTGGCGTGGTTGGTGGCCAGGTATTGTCAGAATATAAGGCAGGGTAGCGGCTGGCGCTGGTGGCTTGATGGCATCCAATGGGTTGGTGGCTGGCGCTTGGCGGCGTGAGCCAGCATTGCCGTCATCATCCTCTGGAGCGATGCCACAGGCTGACATCAGGCTGTACCTGCGAGCATAGGTCAAGGCACTGGCGTACCCTTGGGGATCTTGTTTGACAGCGGGAAAGTGGACAATGCCACACTCCAGCATCTCACCTGACTCGTGAACAAAGACTGTCTCGCACATGATGCCATCACTACAGTCGTAATTTTTTTGCAGTAAAAAGATGCCATTCTCATTTAGTGCATCTATCACTGCTTCCACGCAAGCAGACAAGTCTGCATAACGGCTACGGAAGTGAGGGTTTGTACTAGTCTTTAAAGCAGGGCCAAAGGCACGTTGGGCTTTGACAAGGGCTGATGCAATCTGTTTCATTTAGATTCCTTAATAGTGATCGTTGACTGGCGAATTGAGTAGGCTTCTTTGGCTGGAGTAATCTTTGCAATGGTGGCTTTGAAGTGACGCATAGGCCACTTGAGTGTCCATGCACCAACCTTGGCGCTGGAGTAGTCTTTCATTAGCACCTTGAGATCCTTTTCCCACAGGTCAATGTCTTCCTGTAGGCTGGCGATCTTCTGTTTGGCAATGACAATATCTGCCACGATATCCTCGGCATCAATACCAAGTTGGACTTCTTCTTCCTTTGCGTGAGGCCAGATGCGGTTGGCATCTTTGCTGTCAGCGGCTGGGTAGTACTGGGCTTCCCCTGTTTCTTCAAACGTAGTCAGCCGATCTTGAAAGTCAGTGGCATAGTTTGCAATCTGCGCCATGGTGGTTTCATGTGGCTTAAACAGGAAGATCCTTAATTCCACGCCTGAGTACAGACAACCAATAGCTGCCCAGTCCAAACCAGTACACATCATCACACCTTGGACTTGGATTGGCCCACGATAGAGTGGCAGGGACTCTTCAGGATGACCTCGTGTAAGCTTAGACTCCAGCACTCCATTGCCAGTCAGGGTTATTGAGTCTCCATCAACCACATAGATGCCTTTGCTTGGATCATGCTGGACAACAATGGGGTCTTTAAGGAAAGCAATTGCGTCTGCGCTTGCCGCCAAATGGATATCAGGATGCTCAAAAGCTTCTTCAGGCATAGAGTATCGGTCTATCCCAAGGCGCTTTGCCATCTCTGCAATGATGGCTGGCTCCAAGGCATTGCCCCAGTCTGCCGCTTCACCCGCTTGGGTTCGTGCATCCTCGCCCAAAATCGACTTGATGCAGAACATCAGGACATCATTAGGGCTGGAGTATGGACTTACACCAAAAAGACTGGGTAATTGTGAGCAAGACAGCATTTTGTCTGAGGTTAACTTAGGCATTGTGAAACTCCTTGATGATGAGAACCCGCTGTTTTCTTCCTGATCGACCAGGGCGGGTGAACCCAGTGTCAACGATGTAACCCTTGTCAAGCAAGGCTCTGAACCGAGCGGTCACTGTAGAGTAGGGGTAGCTCATTAAGTGAGCTAGTACCTCATCCTGTATGCAACCCTGTGGATAACCTGCAATTACCTCATAGACAATCTGCTCCATGTTTGTCGTGTTGACAGACTTGGCGGCTTCTTGACTGGTGTGGGGGTCGTTGCGGCGTACAAGTTTTTTCCAAATTGTGCCGAATTCCATTGAACTCTCCTTAGTAGGTAGGTTGTTTGCCTTGCATGATTGCAAAGTGATAGCAGTATACATCATCAATAAATGCTAGGTTTCTAGGTACTTTCCCTAGATGTGTGATTGCATTTTGCAATATACTTGCAAGCATGAAACATACAATCAATCCCAAAATTGAAGTCACTCCACTGATGGTGCGAGTACGTCCAGCTACTAAGGAGATCTTACGCAATGCGGCACTAGCGCAACGCAGATCGATGGCTGCCATCGTTGACGATCTGATAATCGATAACTTGGGTCGGCAGTATTCAAATGCGGATACAAGACTGCAATCATTCTTAAGGACTGGCAATGAATAAATGGCAACCACCTGAAGGCACAAAGATCACAATGCCCAGCGTCCGTGTAACTTCTGGTAGCTTTAAATACCAGCGTGGCGCAGATGTGCAGGCGACATGGCGCAAGGCTGGGTGGACACCACCATCAGTCACTTTGCCTGCACCACCACCCGAAAAGGATGTGGATCTCCCATTCATCAAGCCATTGAGGGCTGTCAAATGAACTTGGAGTATGCCCACAGGATATTGGATGGCGTGAAAGAAGGCAAGCCAAATCCAGACAAATTAATTAACAAAGCGTTGCAACTTACAGGGGATCTTGATGACTTTGATGGTGAATTTTGTCGTTTGTGGAGAGCCTGTGGGCAAAGGCAGACCGAGATTCGCTCGTCAAGGGGGATTTGTGAAGACATATACCCCCAAGAAGACAGCGGATTGGGAGCAGGAGATAGCTCAAGCCGCCAAACACGCCATGGGTAGCCAAGATCCTTTAAACACGCCTGTAGCCCTATCTGTGAGGGTGTACAAGACTATCCCTGTCAGTTGGTCAAAGGCCAAGCGCCAGCAGGCAGAGTCTGGAGAGCAAAGACCAGTGGGCAAGCCTGATTTGGACAACTACATCAAGGCAATTATGGATGCTGGCAATGGCATCTTGTGGTTGGATGACAGCCAGGTGTGCGAGTTGCACAGCAGTAAAGCGTATGGATCGCCACGGATTGAGATAACAGTATTGGAGTTATTGCCATGAAAGAAGAGACTTTAGAACAGCGTATTGCTTACCTTGAACAGCAGTTTGAGCAATTGGCTGAGGCTTTTAGCGCCAACAGTCAACTGATGATTATGTTTGCAAGGGAACTTAAACACATCAAGGATCTGATGATTGATGAAGATCCTATGGGGTTGCAGTGAATGAGCTGGCACTATTTGCGGGAAGTGGCGGGGGAATCCTTGGAGGACATCTGCTTGGGTGGCGAACCGTTGCCGCCGTTGAAATCGAAGATTACCCACGCAGAGTTCTATTGCAAAGGCAAGCTGACGGACTCTTACCTAGATTCCCTATTTGGGACGATATCTGCACCTTTGATGGCAACCCTTGGCGAGGCAAAGTCGATGTCATCAGCGGAGGTTTTCCCTGTCAGGACATTTCTGCTGCAGGAAAAGGGGATGGACTTGACGGAGAGCGGTCAGGACTCTGGACACACATGGCGAGGGTGGTTAGCGAAGTTCGACCACCTTTCGTGTTCGTGGAGAACAGCCCAATGCTCACTACTAGGGGAGGAACACGAGTCATTGCAGACCTTACCCAAATGGGGTATGACACGAGATGGACTGTTATGGGAGCTGCCGACATTGGCGCACCTCACCAGCGGGACAGGATGTGGATTGTCGGAAAAGTGGGCAACCCCAACAACCATGGACAAACTGCCACCAAAGTCAGAACAAGCCCTATTGAGAGAAGCAACAGTCACAAGGTCAGGCAGGAGCAAACCAGCCAACTTAAGGGATCAAGTAAGCAACATGATGAAGTGGCCTACACCAGTGCATTCGGAGGCAAGGCAGGGATTGCAGATACGCAGGGATGGCAAGAAGGGAACCCAAACGAGTCTCAGTACAGCAGTGCTGACCTGGCCAACACCGAGGACAGCGGGGATGTGTGGCGGGACTGGCAGTTGGGATTTGCTCAACAAGAATACGACAGTGGAAGAAGCAAGGCAAATGGGAGCAGGCAATGGTGGTCAGTTGAACCCAACGTGGGTCGAGTGGCTAATGGGGTGGCCTGTCGGGTGGACAGACTTAAAGCCATTGGCAATGGGCAAGTCCCATTGTGCGCCGCAACAGCATGGAGAGTCTTAAATGCAGGGTGGATCTAGAAAGAATTCAGGACGCAAGCCTATTGAGATTGACGAGCGCAGAGCATTTCATCTGCATGACCAAGGGTTGAGCAAGAAAGAGATTGCTGCCAGGTTCGGTGTCAACTACAACAGTCTGAGGACAATCTTTCGCAAGGCTGGTAGATTTACTGCGACAACCAAGAGGAAGCCAAATGGAACTTAACGACTGGGAAACAGGCAGTGTGTCTCGCAGGCTGGCTGTTGAATATTCCCTCAATCGCAAGCGACAGATTG